CGAATTAATTAGAGTGTACAACTCATCATTCCCGGATGAGCCTCATCTTGAAGTAGCGAAAGACGTATTCTGTTTCCAGTGCTTCACCTCCCTGCGATACTCTGATGTGAAGAACCTTAAGAAAGCTGACGTCTTCGATGGGTATATTACCACCACAACGATTAAGACAGACGAGCCATTAAAGATAGAGCTTAATAAGTACTCTAAAACCATATTGGACAAATACAAGGATATAAAGGGTATCTATGCGCTTCCTGTTCCTGTCAACCAACGAATGAACAAATACATAAAAGAAGTATGTGCAGTTTGCGAAGTCAATGAACCGGTGTGTATAACCTATTACAAGGGTTCGGAAAGAATAGATGAGATACACCCCAAACACGAATTAATCGGCACACATTGCGGAAGGAAAACCTTTATATGCAATGCGCTCATGCTAGGCATCGCGCCTAATATTGTGATGAAATGGACAGGCCACAGAGATTACAAGTCCATGAAACCCTATATTGACATAGCAGACAAAGTAAAACAGGAAGCTATGACTCTCTTTAATCGTTAGTCCCTATTTTAGTCCCCATATCGGTTAAATAGTTGATATTCAATATCAATTGTACACCCGATGAGAACTAATTAATAGCTCCCGTTTTGCGTTTTATCGCATAATACGCTGTTTTAAAGTACCGTGAAGCGGATTTATATTTATCACAGCGTTTTTATTCAATCTTATCCCTTACTAAACAGTCCCTGTTTTAGTCCCCGATTTCATCAAACCGGGGACTTTTTCCAATCTATTTATCCTCTATAAAATCAACCCTGCAACCCAGCGCATGCCCAATCTTTGCAAGGATATCTATACCTGTGCTATACCTGCCAAGCTCTATCCGTGCTATGTGACCCGGATCAATACCGGCTAACTCAGCCAACTTCACTTGGGACAATCCCTTTTGCTTTCTAAGTTCGGCAATACGCTTGCCGATTCGTTCTCTCTCATCCATCATCTTACAACTGCATCTTCAATCATTGCACTGTATGATCTTCCCATCTGGTCCTTAACGTTAGAACGCTCCAAGTCGATAGCCAACCCTTCAAGATTAATACCCGCTTCTTCTGCCAGTTCTCTTACATGATCTTCGTCACGAGCAATTGCGTGATAAAGTACAGTTTCATAATGATTCTCTTCGTAGATATTGTATGAGTTCATAATCTTAATGCCGCTTATCCGTTGCCGCCGGTTCTATTGTTATTTTGATACTGCAAAGATAAGCGTTTATTTTGTTACTGCAAAATATTACAGTAAGAAAATTCATAATGACTGCGTTTTTTTAACATTTAGAATGCCTACACCTACTTCCTGGCGTCATACATTGCAGCCATATACACCCATATCTTGCCTTGCGGAGCATCTTCGTCAGCAAAGTAAAACCTATGGGCACCCTTGAGGATCTGAGCATCATCACAGACCATACACATATCGGCATAAAACGAGTTAAACGCGACATACTTATCCCACTTGGTTGTACCCGATGGGAAAGACATTCCCCTTGCAGCTTCCTCTATCTGATCGGCAGTCCAATGGGCACCGGTTCTCTTCTCACCGGACGGTCCCGTATAACGTATACCCTCTACATCCATTTCGGCAAAATTCCTGTCGTAGTGGTTGCCGTACAGTATGGAGTGCTGCTTGCGCATAAACCGCCAGTATTCGTCCGGATGCTCATCCCTGAGGATACACAGCATATCACTCAATGTGTCCACGCTCTGCCACATTGCCTTGTCGGAGGCTACACCGTTAGCCTTGGCATCCCTTATCATATCCTTATATTCCATGTCGTTAATATTATATATTATCAATCTGTTTTGTTTTCTCTGGGCACTTCTGTCTTTTTGACATGCAAAAAGCCTTTTGGTATATCAAATTATCACAGCAAACACTTATTTTTGCTTTCAATATGTCATTCCATCATCAGCTTCTTAAGCTCTATCAGATCGGCATCTGTTATCCTGATAGCCCCTGTATTGCCAAACAGGATATTCGACACCGGATTGTCGGGAAGAGCAATGCGGATATTCCCCTTACCTATAGTTCCACGGATAAAGCCTTTCCCGAACGGCATCTCATCCATCTCGCGAAACATTACTATGAGGTCATTAAACAGCATATCCGCATCAATGTTGCCGCTTTCGTCGCACAAAAACAAAGAGGCATTGTCAATCATTGTATTCAGGTTGTCTCTTTCCTTGGCGATATAGTTTTTTGCACCCCTCTTCAGGTACACCGAAGCGACCTTCAGCTTCGGGTTAGCCTCAACCAGCGTGTCAATCCTGTCATCTACCCACATCAATAGCGAATCAGCCATCTTGTCCTTAATCTCTGTTATACTTTTCTTTGCTTCCATCATTTTTTCGATTTAGATTGAGGTTTTCCATTCTTCCAGTCGATAAACTCCTGCCATGTCATATCACTATGTTCCGTCACATACTCCCTAAACAGAGCATCACGTCTGGCGGTCTCTTCCTTGGCTGTTTTCGATGTCCGCCTCACGAATGATAGCTGCTGCTCCAATATGGCCTTACCTTCGGCAGACGCTTCTATCCTGCCCTTGACCAGCAGAAGCAGTTCGGCATTAACCATCTCCTGTATAGCCATGCTGTTATCGTAGTACTCTTTATTGTTGCTGAGGATGCCGCGCTCCTGATCGTTGAGAGATGATACAATACGGTCTATCTCATCCCAAACAGGAGTTGCGGTATGCTGTACGGGCTGCGTCTTGGGGAACTGCTGCAAAGCCTGTAGCTTCTGCTGGTACATCTCATTTTCCTGCGCCAACTGTTCCAGGTTACGCCCGGATGTAAGTAGAGGGTCATTTTCAAACATATTCATTGTTTTTTTGTCAGTGGTTAATAAAGAAAGTGGTATGCCCCCGAAGGGACTTACCACTAACGTTTCTTACGTCTTACGCGCTTGGTGCGGTTGACTGCGGGCGGCAGTTGCATCCGTAAGGGTTCGCCCCTTCCAGCACGCTGACTGTCGGGGTTGAAGGCAAACCCACCACACCATAGATTGCACGGCATGTCTTGCGGTCCGTATAGCACATGCTTTCCTTCAGGACACTATCCATGCCCATCTGAATGATCTTGTTCTGGTACAGGTTGGCAACCTCCATTCCGTATACCTTCTTGTCCAGCTCACAGAACTTGGCGGAGTAACGCTCATTGAGTGTGTCGTAAAGGTCACGCTGTCCCTTGTACAGGCCGAATGCGGCTGTGTTCAGCTTGTCATTCATGTTGTCGTACAGATCACGGGAAACCTTGTAATTTCCGAAGTCACCGTCTACCTGTGACTTGTAGAGCTGCCATTTCTCGTTAATGTCTATCTCGCGATGTGCGTACATCTGCTCCTGAGTGTTGACTTTAAGCCCCCAAATGGTATTGGTCAAACTCAAAGCTTCCTCACATCCCTTCTCCCACGCCTGGAATGCCGTAGGAGCCACACCCGAACGTCCGGCAATGGCATCGCTGACCGTATTGATGTTTACGTTTTCCGGCATACCGCCACCGCCACCAAAAATGCGGCCTCCGCGACCCCATAATGCGGCTGCACCCAGAGCCGTACCGATGATACCGGTAGTCAATGCTGCGTTACCCACGCCCTTAGAAGCATATTCCTTACGATCTTCGCCATGGACATACTCCTTCTCCTTGATTACTTGTTTTACTTCTGCTTCCATATAACTTGTATTTTGTATTGCAGCCCTTCATTGGGCTACATGCAAAGGAAGCCATAATTCAGCGGCAAATGAAATACTTGCTTGCGATATACTTGCTGATTACTTGCCAATTGCTTGCCACAATCCACTTGCTTAATTTTGCCCTGTTAGAGCGGATATAGGATACACCCTGCCTGGTCCTGTGTATGACCCTGCCAATCTCCTCATCGGTCATCATCCTGGATAACGCCATTACAAGGAGGTATCGGGCATCGGCGCACTCTTCGCGGTTGCTATGCAATATGTCAGCCTCATCAATGCCTGTAACATTACATACCATAATTATGATATCCTGATATAATTCCTCTATTCTCATCGATACTTTTTTTAAAGATTGGAAAACAAAACACCCAAAACCTTGTTTACAACTTAAGAAAGCCGTAAACAATGCCTTGGGTGTTCATCTCCTGTCGACTGTCAATCATTAAGGAGGACGGCTTTCTTTTCATTCTAAGCCGTAAAAGAACTGCTTTTGTTATCTACTACGCTTCTACTCGTAGTATTGCGAGAATAATTCCCGATATGATGTCTTATTTCATTTCACCTCCCTCTGATAAAGATTAATAATTCCGTCACGGCCAATACCGGTTATCTTCCTGTGGTAAATTATACGTCCGCTGTCCAGCTCTTCCTGCTTGATTTCAAACCACGCCAAATTCGCATAACCGGCACAAGGCACCCATGTTCCGTTTACCTTATACTGTACTTTCTCGCTCTCAAGCCATCTGTTCAATTCAGCAGCCGAACGCATACCTATTTCTTTTGCGACTTCCGTAGCCGTATAGGTTTTGTTCGTATGGGTCAGGATGGCTATATGCTGCTCTGCATCCCTTCTCTTGGATTGTTCATCCTTGAGTTGCATCGCCAAACGTATAATGGTATCCGGATTGCTCAATACCTCTTCCATCTTATCAGGCGTAAGATAACCGCCATGTTTGCGGATAGAAGGAAGGACTTCGCCACATACCCAATCCTGGAAAGGTTCGGCTTGTGGCTTGTCTGAGCGCATAATCGTTTTATAGAGGTTCTTTTCGCTTATATATATGAGCTGCTGTACACCCCCATTTGTAGGGGTGTCAATCAAACTTATACCCTTTGCATCTAACCTCTGTTTGGTCATACCTGTATGTAAATCAAGTATCCTACAAATATCCGCAAGGCAGAATAACGGTTCTTCACTGGTTCCGGCTACTCTCACTTCGCCAAAAACCTCATTCTTGAAAATCTGAATATCGTCCATATTATACATTTTACCAAATTCTATAACTTAATCCAACCACGACAGCCGGTGATAGCCCATCCTTGCCAAATCCATAGCCGGCAGTGATTGACATACCCCATCTACGAGGTTTTACTTTCATCACATGATGGATATCATTAGTAACCGTGACAGTCTTAGGATATACCTTCAAACTGTCCAAGTTCGGGTTGTAACCACTGACATAAGCCGTATAGTTACTGTCCCGGTATATCTTCTGCTCGACAGGAAGCACCGTATCACCTACATGGATAGTATCGCCCGTGTGCCAGTAAATCAAAGGAGTAGGAAGGTAGTAGGGAACCGTATCCCTTCTTACCACAAGGCTTGAGCTGAATACCGTATCCGTTCTTGCCTCTATAACTGCTTCGGGGGATGGCTTTGCGAACCATCCTAAACCGAAAGCGAGTACAACCAGTAATATGTAAGGAAGCCATTTCATTTCAATTTGCTTTTAGCTTGCAACATTAACATACAACCCTACCAAGCTGCTTAAGTCATGGGTCAATGCCTGACCGCTGTCCCTTGTGCAGACATACAATACGTCATTCTGAGTATAGTACTTGTCCTTGAATATCTCCATAGGAGGTGTATAGGGTATAGGGTCATCCTTGGTGCCTGATGCGGTCTCTACAACCACTTCGTAGAGTGCTGCCGTAGCCATGCCGGGATATTGGCTCTCCAAAACCATAGGGATATCTTGCCGGACCTTATACAGGTGTTCCTTGTAATTAACCTTCATTCCCTTGGATAAGGATTCGTCTATATATTCCGCCCAATCGGGATACAGCGATTTAACTTTCAAAGATTCGCTGTCTGTCAGGCTGAATGTCTGTATCTGTTTTTTGGCGGATTCCACCATGTTTTGTGCGGATGCAGCCAATATGCAATCAGCACTATAAGGTTGCGGTTCGTGATTCCATTCTTCCGATTCCATGATTTGTACAAATTCGGGGTCATCCATTCTGTAGGTGGGGAATGAGTCCCTTGGGAAGAGGTTAACGAATTCCTCATGCAGCACTACTTTAGTGCCGTCTGCGTTGCTTCGCATTGTCGGCAGAGCCAACAATCCATGTTGGGTCAGCCATTCTATCGTAACGATTGTATATCTCATTGTCCAATTATATTAGTTAATACGTAATCAATTAATTCTTGCTCTGTGAATCCGTCTGCCTCTGTTGGTATGGAGTCAAAGGCTATGGAGTTGTAGAAGGCGAGTTTGGAAAAATAGCCAGAAACACGATGTTCGTTAGCAAAAAAAACAGGCTGCTCAGTATTGGTAGAATCGACTGTACCATTCACAATTGTAATAGTATGTTTAACATTGAATAATTCTTGGCAGTAAATAGACTTATTCAACATGCCATCTATATAAGTTACACCACTAGGGTTTTTGCTATTATATGCAATTGAATTAATATTAACGTAAACCCAAAACGGGCTGCTCATACCACTTTGAGCATAATATGCCTTACCAACGTTATCCCCTATCGGATAAACCGTCATAAACAGCATCTTCACTCCACTACTCAGATTCTCTACCAATCCGTAATCATCTACACCATCTGTCACTAATGCACCGGGATATTCCGCTATCTGAGTAATGGTGATGTTACAGTTGTCTATAGGCTGCTTGGAAGTAAACCCATACCACCCGGATAATCCTTCGTATTCACTTGAGTTGAACTCAAAGTATCCATTTTCCAATGTAATATTTTTGCCACCTTCTGCATCTGTGTATTTAAAGATTAACTTACCTTTAAGCTCTTCCGTTATCCCTGTAATATTACATTTTAAAGTTGCTTTTTTGCTACTATCTTGATATAATACTCCTCTATATTCTATTTTTACGGATTGCATTACAATTGATGAGTCTGATTCTATTTTTACGACTCCATTGTTTGAATCGGTTTTCCAATTACTAAAGTTGTCGTTGTATCCTCCAACACCACTCATTTCGGCAAACAAGAAGTTATTTAATTTCATCCTTCTTCCTTTACCCGACAAGTCCTGCAAGTAAGCAGATTCCTTCAATGTTTCGTTGGTCGCACCTTGTTTCTTTACGTCATAGTAGAAAACAACATGCTCCCTTATCCATTGAGGGATAGGGGAAGGCTTGGAACCACCGCCACCCGAACGGATTTCGCCAATGTGATTCAGTGCGATTGTATTCAACCGCACCGAATTTAAAGATATTGTGTTAACCTTCATAATCACTCCAAAATTAATGCCTTGACAGGCTTAACATTGCACTGAATCTTGATATGCTGCTCACCCAATACACCTTCGATGTTCTTCTGCCAAACCGACCCGACACCGTAATCGACTTCAAATGCCACCCAACTCTCACCGTCCAAACTCTGATACAATACCACCTTGGACGGATGTGTATCGAATACCAATTGCAAACCAAATGTAGACGCAGCAGGCTGAAACTTATACTCCTGATTGGAGCCGGATGCTGCAAAATTGCCGGTTATATCCTTTAATGCCATAATTGTAGATTT